AGTAGCAACGGCTCCAGGAATAGCAGGAGTAACCTGAATCTGCTTATTTTCTACGTCCCATAATGTAATAACACCCTTACCACGGAAAGTAGCCATAGTAGCATCATAAACCTGAATAACCTGATCATATCGAACTAAACGAGCACCATATTCTGTATCTAACGTATAAGTATCTACACCACCTGAAGTAGCTACAACAGAAATAGTTCCTACCTGACCAGTTCCTGTACCTTGTAACTGTGCATCTAATTGGCGCTTAATTTCTACAGTAGCACCAGCCGTTAAACGACGAACAGCATTAATAACAGATTTACGACGGTCATCAGTAGACCACTGAGTTAATTTGGTATATTCAATATTCTCTGATAAAAATACAGGACGAAGAACAGCCTTGTCCCAGGTAGGACCGCCGCCTCTGCCCATATCTCCACCATCAGGATTAAAATACTGGAATCTACCACCCGGCCTTAATTCCATAGGTGCGCGCATTTCTCTATAGCTAACTACTTCTACATCACGTTTCTTAATATTACCGAAAAATGTGTCGTCAGACTCGAATACAGTTGTTACTTTCGGAAGAACCTTTTCTAGTTCTGTTCCGGCAACTACTGATTCGACTACAGGACCTGGCATACTCTATTCTCCTTAGTCACGCATGAAAAAGTCAGATACCGATTCACCTTTTTTCATTCCACTTTTATTCTGTGGCGTGGAAGGTTTGCCAGGAGCAATATTCCTCGAACGACGAGGAGTTTCTTCTTCTTTCTCTTCAGTCTCTTTTTCGCGTCTTGGCGCGAGGTCTTTCAAAGCTTCCGTCCTAGCTTTTACGATAGCATTCCTTAAATTCCCTTTAGCCTTAGAAAGATAGAAGGACTTAATTCTACCAAGGGAATCTTTAGAGAATTTATTATCAAAAGCCGCTTTCCACAACTTATTGAGATTCTTACCGACAGCAGGATCAGATGAAATTGAGGAAGTAAGAATCTTCATAGCATCAATTACTGCATTCTTTTTAACGTATGCAGACATAGTTCCTCTAGGATCAATATAATCTGATATCGTAGCTCTCAAGGTATTGTCTACCTGAGATTGCAAATCGTCACGAGCAGTTTCAAATCTCTCCTGAACAAATGAGAGACGTTCGGCCTCAGCTTCAGATTTCTCTGGACTTTCTCTGACTGCTCTATTAGTTGGAGCCGTAAACTTAGAACTACCAAACACAAATTGATTAACTAAGAGTGCAGCTTGCTTAAGATCCTCATTACCATTCTCATTAGCTTCTTCAACCATCTCCATGATCAATCTACGATTTAAATTACCAACAACATGAAAATATGCTTCTTTATCAACTTTTGCTAAAGTAGGAAGATATTCATCTACAATGACGTTAAAAGCCTTCAGCTTCTTTAACACTTTTAAGAACTTCTTCGGTGTTACCGGCTAAGAGCTGAGTTTCAAAATTATTAAAAACGTCAGATTTCTCAGCTATTTCCTTAGCATCATCAAAAGATCCAAATAATTCAGTAATTTGCTTATCACGATACATCATCTTTTCTAAAAATGGGAAATCCTTAAAAACATCAGGATATTTCTTTAAAATCTCCTTTTTACGAGGAGGAGCCTCAATATCAACGTCTGTATCGTCTTTGAGATCTAATTTCTCAATATCATCTTCATCAGGGTCAACTAATTCTAAATCATCATCTTTTTCATCATCTTCAGGCTCTTCAATTTCTTTATCATCTTGTTCTTTTTTAGTTTTAACTTCCTTCTTTTCTACAGGAGGTTCTTCCTTGTCAATATCCTTGAATAGATCATTAATATCATCAGCCGTCTTTGGAGACGGCATTTTAGTGCTGCTACTCTCAGGAGTTAAAGCATCAGGAGGAGAGAATAACAAAATCGGCTCATTCAACAGGTGTCTTGGCATTTCCAGCTCCGGTCACTTTTTCAGATTCTTTAGGTTTAGTCGGATTAGGACTACCCGGTGAGACATCTGAAGTTGATTTTCCAGTTTTACCACTAGCTAATGCTAGTTGATCATCATGAGCTTGCTGAGCTTGCATTTGTTGAGTAACTACGACCATATGTGCTTTCATATGTAATAAAACATTCTTGTATCCGTTAGGATTCTCTTTCTTAGCTAGTCTACCGGCTCCTGAAATGAGCCAAGACTTACAGATAGAAGCTTCTACTTGATGATTATCTACATCAATGTCAATTTCTACAGATGGCTGTTCCTCGGGTTTAACGGCTTCTGGATGTCCAGTTGCAACAGCTTGTTCGTAAAGTTCAATAGATTTAGGATCAATAGGAATAGGAACAGAATTAACAAGTTCATCAATCTCTTCATATTGCTTAATTCTGTCTTCTTCTCCAGGAAGATGAAATTGTGGAATCTTAATAACTTTAGCAACATATGGAAGATTTTCAGGATCCATGAGTGCGGCGGTAATTTCTTGATTATTTAAAGTCATTAACTGCATAATAATGTCAGCTTGCTGTTCATCAGTTATTGGAAGTTTCTCATCAGGCTCTAATTCAATAGAACCAATCTTTCCATCCAATTCAGCTTTTCGAATAAATACATTTATAAACTTACCAGCATCATTTTTCTCAACAATTCTTTCATCTTCTTGCATATTCTTCATATACATAGGAATAGCTTTACCAAAAATACCTTTCCACCAGATAGTAAGCATCCTAAATGGAGTTTGTAGCCGTTGCAATGCCATTCCTTTAGACATTGCATATTCAGATGCTGTTCTGGAACTTCCAGCGTTCTGTTGACCACCAAATATGCTAGGAAGAGCACCAGAAACAAATTGTCCAAGTTCTTGTATGATTCTATAAAAATTAATAACTTCAGGTGATAAAGAAGCTGTTTGCGAAGTATAGAAAGCTTCTCCTACGTTTCTAGAGCCTGCAACTGGTTTAGTAGGAGTAATAGTGCCAGGTTGAGCTTCTATTTGACGTTGAGCATTAAAGTTAACAACGGCTGGATCTGCCCAAGTCTGACTAATACCATGCTCAATAGTTTGTAAAGTTAAGCTAATTAGATCGTTTACGATATCTTGAACGTTAGTTACGAGTTCTCCAAGAGGATCATGATTTAAGAAGTCAGACATTGGATTCCGAGTTAGAGTCCAATGATCGTCTAAATTCTCATCCTCATAATCTACAGGAACATCGTTAACTCTTACAAGTTTAACACCATTAGGGAACTTCTTCTTTAACTTCTTGTAATCTTCATCTGGAAGGATATTAAATGAAGAAGGACGAAGCCAGCTATTCTTTACAGTTACATTTTCATCAGGAAACTCACCTCTATATTGAGTATTCAATCTTCCATATTGTTCATAAGGATCATTTACTCCAGAACTAGTCCATCCACCTTGAGGAATACTATCTCTCATATTAGGATAGCATTCCATAGCGTTAGAATAATGAGTTTCATATGCTAGAGTTAAGTATGGGGTATCCTTCTGCTTCTTAGCGTAGTTAGCAATCTTAATATATAAGCCACCATAGATTTCTAAATGAACTCGACTCTTTGGTTCTTTCGTATTACCAACAAGACGAGGAATTTTGAGCTTAGTCTTTTGTAAATCAGAACCAACAGAAGTTCCACACTCTAAGCAAGTATTTTGATCAAGTATTCTATAATTAGATTGTTGTAATGTAACTTCACCTCGTGGCTGATCTCCATCAGAACCAGGTATACCCTTTGAGAAATAATTACAAGTTCCATTTGGTTCTATCTGATCTTCAGGTCCGTGAATAGTACATTTATTTTGATCAAGTAAGAACATCGAACAATCAGAGCAAGGTCCTACAGATGGATCTTTCCCATCTTCCATATGAGGATCAAACATTTCATCAGGTATTCTAGCACCACAATGTGGACATACATATGAATCTACTTCTTCATCCTTATATTTAGGTTTGTCGTATGTTCCATATTCTTTATCTTCCTTAGAATAGTTGTAGCAGGCAATCATACCTTCTGTGCAATAAACATAGAGTGCATGTAACCACAGGAACATTACATCATTATGCTTATAAACTAATTCTGCTATCTTACCACCAGCTTTTGCGGTTGCAATATCTAGAGGATTCTCAGCATCATCTGGAACGCAGTTAATAGCCGGAATCTGAATTGATAATGCAGCAATGATAGTTTCTAAGAAAGCTTTGAATACGTTGATAGGCTTATCATAGAAATCTTGATCTGTGCTAGAAGAATTAGTTTCCCTGTTAGCAATTGTGTAATCCTGAACGGCTTCATTCCAATATATCTGAGAGAAATTATTCCAATACAACTTTAAACGCCTCATATGGCGTATTTGTCTTTCTCTTGTTGCTAGATCTTCTTTATCGAAATGATCTGCAACAGTTTTTAGAAGAATACAAATTGCGTCGTCTTCTAGTTGTTCCGCTGTTCGTTCGGGCATTAGGGTTGCTTCTTATTGAACATGGACTTCTTAAGACCAGTTTTACCAGTAACCTTACTCATCATTTTATCAAACTCTTCTAAACTAGGAGAGATTCCTTTCTGCTTTGTCATACTAGATTTAACAGAGCCATGCATTATACCTTTACCAACCTTCTTGAATTTTTTACCTATTAGAATACTTTTTCTATTTGATCCAAACATTCTGTGTTCTGAAAGATTCTGTTTTGATATTCGAGTAGGAAATCTCTTTAATCTAAAATTAGGACGTTCTGTGCTATCAAGTTTATCTTCATCATCACCAGTATCAGAGAAATTCAAACTAGATTTGCTAAATGAAGCCATTATTTAACTTGCTACTACAGTGTGTTGTCCATTTATACCAGCAACAATAACATATGTAAGAGTTGTAAGAGTTTGAATTGAGAAGTAGAATGATCCAGTTACATCAACAATATTAACTTTGCCAGTATTATAATCAAAATTTATATTCCTAACTGCGTTGAATTGTTTAGCAACAAGATTATTATTAATATCTCTAACTGTGATATTAACAGTAGCAGTAATGAGTGGTTGATTAGGCATCTTTAGGAAGCGACAATAACTGTGGCACCAGCAGTGATAGTCCAAGTAAGGGTAGCTAATGCAGAATAATCATAGTAGATGATACCACCAGCTCCGGCTCGTGTAATCTTTAATACGTTTCGTAAAAAGTCCACTTCAAAATCAACTACGTCAGTAAATACCTGTGAAGTAACAGCCTGACCGGGACCAGTTGATCCTGAAATAGTAATCTTAGCAGGAGCAGAGTTCGCCATTCCTTAAGCCTCTTTCTCTTCAATTCCGAGTTCTTTTTCCAATGCTTCGGTACTCTTATTTATGTTTATATCTGGATGACCTATATGTTTATCTTCTCTAAGAATTTTAGCTTCTTGTCTTGCTCTCTCTTCTAAGGCTGCACGACGGCGAGAGAATAGACCAGAAGATTGAATGATAGGACTCATCTCTACAACTGGCTGCTCAATAACTTTAGGATGAACAATAGATAAGAGAGTATCAGTTAACTGTTTCTTTTCAGCACGTTCAAATTCAAGCTGCTGCTTTAATGTTTCACAGCTTGCACAAACTTCAAAATCTCTAATTCCAAATAGACGAAGAAAGAGTCTGATCAATGCATTCTCCTAGCGAATCTTGACCTTCTAGAAATAGGAATACAATCTCCCATAGTTGCTTGATCTTCTTTTTCAATACGTTCCATACGGCGATAAAATGCTGTCATATCTTGATTTCTACCTAAATCATCAATAGCTTGTTGCTTTTTAGCCGCTAAATCCAATCCACTTATCTCACCCATTAAAAACTTTCTAGCTGCTTTACAGAAGTATCGAAGATCATCAATAGGATCATCTCCTTCAAATTCAGCAATATCCTCAGCAGGTTTACCAGGTTTATCTTCAGCATAAATACACATTGGAATAGTATCAATTAGAACCTTACAATTGTTGAAGATTTGTAATACAGGTAAATTATCCTCTTCCGGCTCATCGAAGAATTGCTTCTTGTAATTCTCCAATGCTTGGGGTCCATGATTCCTATATATTTCCTGAGCGAGAGCCAAATCATAAAATTCATTTTTAGATTTTAAACTAGTTTTCTTTTCCCAACGTAACATATCGTGGATAAGCTGCAATCCGGCTACGCGGCTACCAGGAGTATTCTCTGATGATGTTGGAACCAAATCAGAATATTTTTGAAATTCATCTGCGATGAGTTCACCGCCTCTATTTTGCCATGCGCTACCACATAGAACAGTATGAACTGGAACTTCATTATGTTCATTATTCACTTCTCTAATTTCTGAAGCCCAATATGGGATATCTCTGCCATACCAAGACCTTTCCCTATAGATATAAACTCTACGGTTTGGTGCAATAGCTCCCCACATTGCATAACACATAGCTCTTTTTCCCCAGTCAATAGACAATATTTTGGGCCACCATTCGGGTATTTGGAATGGTTCGACAACATGCAATGCATTATCTGGTTCACCAGAAAAGTGCATTGGTCTGAAAGTGGTGAAGACGCTTCCTTTGTATGCGTGCCAGTCACCGTATCTCTTTGCTTTATATTCCGCTTCTGAAACGACTTTGAGTATTTCTAACTTCTTAACGTATGATGGGTCATATTCCATTCCATAAGGATTATCTTCTGCTTTAGCTGGAATAAATATTCTAAGAAGTCCTGTAGTAAGATCACGTATAATTTGATGTCCATCTTCAAATGGCTTTACAAATCTGTTATAGACGAATGTTTGTCCGATTCCTCCGGGGTTACTTCCGTTCCTAACAATAGCAATATTGAAACTAGAGCTAGGACGAACACGAGAGCCAACCATATAATGATAAGGATAAGCGGAGAAGTGAGTAAGTTCATCAAAAGCACAGTAATTATACTGGCTACTATCATACATAGTAATATCACCAGCGTGCTGAACGTGACCAAAGTCTTGATAGGCGTTCGTCTCAGGCCATTCCCAACTGTGTTTCTGTTCATTGTACTTGGCGCCGGTCTTAGGATAATACTCTTTAGATAATCTTATGATTTCACGTTCCAAGTCAGGAAACTTATTACGAAGTATAATACCCTTGTAACCTCTGAACTTATAAAAACCTCTGAATAAAGGAAGAAGGGTGAGTATCCAACTCTTACCACCGTAAGCAGCTCCACCATATAATGCTTCAAATACTTCATCAGGTAATGTTAATAATTCCTCTTGAACTGCGTGAGGTTTTATATTCTTTTCACGAAGAAAATCTTGGTATAATCCATTACCAGGATCTTTACTTTCAATACCATTAGCTAGAGAGATAGGCATTAGCGGCTAAAGGCAATACCGAATGCGATGAGAACTCCTAGAATAACGATAGGCATTAGAAGAGTAACTAATACCGACATTGCTTCTAGAAGTTCCCATCGGAAAGGCATTACTCTTACTTCTTCACGCCGTGGAATACAGCGGCTATCATATCTTCAACATTAGCCTTCATGAACGCCATTTCGGCATCAGCCTTAGCTTTAAAATCACGAGAAATAGCGTTGATAGCTCCAGCAGTTCCTTCAAGAAGAACCTTTAAACGTCCTTCAGGAGTAGTCTCCTTAGCCATTGCGCGAGTAACGTTCTGCTTGTGCTGCTCAGCCTTCTGCTTCGTATCTTCCATTTTCTCTCTCCTCAAGCTGCTTGTTTAATCATACACAGTGTAGCGTTAGGTGCCATAGCAACAAAGTAATCGTATAGTTGATTGCACTGTTCAATAGTAATCTCACCTCTGACCCAGAGATAAGTAACAAGCTCATACATAATGTAGAATCTAACACCTCGACTACAAGGCTCAATTATGTATGGGGGATTTGGATCATCACCTGGAGTTTGATCAGATGGACGATTATAAGGTCTTGTTAATCTTCCTACAATCTGCCAGGTAGAATCAGAATGTAAGTTGAATGGATCATATTCAGATAAACATACATCATATGCATCTAATGGACCATTGAATTTCCAGTCTTTTCCATCTTCTCCTACTGGAATTTTACCTGTAGAATGTTCTAACCCAAGATAGCCATTAGGTAGAATAGTCCTAAAAAGATTACCAAAAGCAATAACTCTAGTAGGTTGTAAGTCTGGAACTTCACCTGGAATACTCCATCCGTAGAATACTGCATCGTATCCTGGAACGAAGATACAGAACTTAGTTAAATCATGATTATGATAATTAGTAAATGGAGCAATAATTCTAGCTAAGTTTTCTGTTAACCACTCGTATCCGTAAGTCCATCCGTTAGGATCGTTATACGTTCTGGCAGGATTAGATAAACCATCACCTGCTAAAGAAAACTTGATAAATAAACCTTGCATAATAATAAGTTCTACACGCTTACAAGCCGCTTCGAGGTTCTGAGAATAATCTATTCCTGGAACTGGATACTGATAAGAAGGTTCGTCATAACGGCCTGAAATATCAAATTCTACATGTGTAAATCCTAACTTCTTCATCTGCTGACAATAGCTTACACAGTCTTCTTCATTTAACCAGCCGCACTCAGGACCAAAGGCTGGAATCCATCCAAACTGTTTAGTAAGGATTGATACTCCCTGAAATCCTACGAATACATTACAGACAGAATTTCTTGAAGGATAAGCAGGGAAAGCTGAACTTAATCCTACGTAGATAGGAGCCGTTGGTGCATCACTAAGATTCCAATCCCTAACTTCAGGTGTATAACCAGGTTTAGAAAAGGTAACATGATAAGTTCCATGAGTTAGAAAAGGAATGAACAAGCCGCAATCATTAGTTGCACCTTGCCAGTTTCCATTAGGAGATTCAGCCTCAATCAATACTCCACCGAGAGGTTGAGAAAGCTGATCTAAAGTTTGAATTGGATAGAGGTTATCAGGCAATTTAATTAATCCTTATGGAGTGCAGCTAGCGCCAGTAATAATACCAGCAGTTATTGCAGTAATTGTACAAGTTGTTCCTGATGCGGTGATACCGGCTGCACCTGGAAATGTTCCAACTTTAATATTAGCTGTTTGAAAATAAACTGCACCAGCACCAGCATCTTGAGTATTTAAACGGATACTTCCATCACCTTTTGGAGTAATATTTAGTCCAAAATTAGCTGCTCCACTACCAGGAGACATTACAAATTCTCCATCTCCATCGTGTCCATCAAATCGAATAAATGGGCCGTCACTACTAAATCTAACAAGTGCCTGACCAGTAGCATCTTCAATTACTGGATTTAACATTTGAAAATGATTAGTATTAACTTTAACAATAGCTGAACCATCTCCACCACCAGATAATGTTACGTTACTTCCACCTAATCCAATTTGAACTGCACTTGATCCGAATCCAAGTGCGCCTTGACCATTAATAGTAAACGCATTACCACTAGTGATATCAGATGAAATTGGTGATGTATAAGTTCTAATTGCACCAGTTCCTGAGTTATCAGCAACTGAAAAAATTTGATAGGATTGATCACGATCAAAGAAACTTAAACCATTGAATCGAAAGATTCCATTAACAGTTCCAGTTCCATCATATAATTGAAATATTCCAATAGGTCGCGAACTATGACTTTGTCCATCATTTACAGAGAAATAAGTTTCACTCTGACCTGTAGCTGAACATCCTACAGTTGTTCCACAAAATGCTTCAAAAACTAAACTATTACCACCACCAGCGGCTACTGTATTATCAGTATTCCAACCTAATGAAAAGATATCATCTCTACGTTCACCTACTCCATGTGAAGCAGAATCAACACGAATACGAAATGGGCCGTTTTCAGTTAAATAGTTAGAAGGTCTAAAAAGTATATTACTACTATCAGCTAACCAATTACTTCCTCCAAATGTTGATGCATCTATTTTAAATTGAATTGCATTTGTTGCACCACCTGGAGTGCCACCACCACCTCCACCTCCACCTACTAATACAACTTGTAAATTACCATCTGCATCTGTGGTTAATCTAGTATTACTGAATTGAGTAGGTTGGCTAACCGGAGCTACCTGACTTGCTTCTTTTACAAGAATAGAGCCGTTAGCATCTGTTAAAACTCTAATTGTCGATGGAACTCCCGTACTCTGGGAAAAGATAGTAATAGAAGATAATAATACAGTTGCTAAGAACACAACAAATTTCTCTTTGTTAGAAACTAGAACTTTCATAATCCACTCCAACAGTTCCACCCGTGAGGTTAGTAGATATTCTAGCGCGTAAGAATTTAAAATATCCAGTAAGATTAACTACTATATCTGTGCTTGCTATAACAGTAACAGGTCCACCAATTGGTGCCCATGTATTCGCATCTGCAATATCATTACTAGTTTCTATTTGAATAGCTCCGGCTCCTATTCCAGCAGAACCTTTAATTAGAATGTTATGGTTTCTAAAACTAGGAGGTATAGCTAATACATTTCCATTACCAGTAGTAGATCCTGGAGCTTGTAATGCAAATGCTACTCCACTCATCGCAGCCGGAGTTGAGGTCATCTACTCTCTTTCTTTGGAAGACATTATAGCTTTGGAAGACATTATAGATATTTACCAAATAAGCTAGCCCCAACCCAGAAAGCTAAGCCTGCGGCTACTAACTTATGACGATAAGGTTCATATGGTTCTGGATACGGGAAAGCGGCTAGAACAAAGAGAACGAAAGCAAACACTAGGAGAATCATCTCTGCTCCTTTGAATTAGCGATATCTGTACCAACCACCGCCACCAAAAATAATAATTAGAATTAAGATAATCAATAGAGTTTGATTACTCATTGCGATGTTTTTTCTCCATGTCAACACGAGAAGCTAACACAGCAGCAATTTGACTATTAGCAGCGATGACAGATTTTAAGTCTGATACGTGATTAACTAAGTTTTCGATTCTAACGTTCTGAGCCGTAGCGGCTCCATTAACTTTTTGAATGATATCATCTGCTTTAGAATCAATTGATTTAATTTTTAATGCACCAATGATCTGAACCATTCCAGATGTAATTGATGTAATGAGTACGCCGATTCCGATATAATCAGTTGTTGTTAACATTAACTGACATCATTTTGTGTCGTCTAATAACTTCTTGTTCTTAACTAAGAAAGCAGCGTAGTGATCATTGAATCTTGCAACGACCTGCTCAGGAGTTAGAGGATCATTACGATGTTTAAACTCATTAGCAATGTTTAAAGCAAATGCAGCAATCATGTTAACAAGTTCCGGACTCATTTCTGGTTTATTCATTTCAAGTTCTCAACTATCAATCTGACTGAGTAAACGTAAGGTTCGAACTTCTTCATATCCACCTTAGCTGTGATTTCATCTAATGCAGCTAAAGCTGCGGCTCTTGCACCTTCAGGGTATTCGTGTATGGTTACAGCAGTAACGGCTAATATCTGAGCAACAATATGAGTATCTCCTTTAGATAACCATTTAGTTATATATCCAACTTCTACACCATCTTGGAAATCAGATAATGCAGATAGATACCGATCAGATTTAAATTGTGATTGTTGAACAGGTGTGAGGTTAGGAGGAGTCTTTGCACAAGCAGTAAATAACAAACATGCGATTAACGCTCCGGAGGCGAGTCTTTTCAAATGTTCTCCAGTTCTATTGAGTGACATCTATGATTTGATACTCTGCTACTGTTTTTTGTTGAGGTGTGTAGAAATGATAATGAACTTCTTTATCTTTACCCATCTTCGCCGCCTCGTTACGCTCTCTACGAATTGATTCAACTGTCTTAGAAGCCGCACTGATAACTGCGGGTAACTTATCAGCTTTAACATCGTCTAGCTTAGTTGAGAGAAGTTCAATAGAATTGTTAAGAAGTTTGAGAGCTGAATCATGAGCTAGACCAAGCTTAATCTGTGAATCATGATTATCTAGAATGTCACCTAAGACAGGAGAAGGATTCTCAATAGGAGGGATAACGGCTGGAATTTGTGAAGAAGTTTGCGGAGGAAACGGATTGAATGATGCGCTAACGGCTTCTATCATCTTATCTTCTGTTTTAATATCAACATTTTTCTTTCCTATTCCAAATAAAGACATAGCATTTGTACGTGTAGAAGTTGCTCTTAATCTGTTTATTAAGTTTGAAGGAGAGTTTAATCTCTTTACTGCTTCGTTTTCATTTACAATCATTTACACAACTCCTCAGACCCTCAGTATCTCACATCGCATCGAGGTTGTCAAGTAGCAAAACATTAGGAGATTCGATGGTTCTGAAATTTTCAGACACTTTTATTTTTATTAATTATTTTATTTTTTTCTCAATCAGAATGATATTAGAATAAGCTCAATAGTCCGGACTGTAACCCCCTTAACATCCACTTTCCTATGGTGGGCTATGGGGTATGGTCTGGATTCTTTTGGTTAGGTGAGAGAGAGCGGCTAAGCCATAAATAAATGACCTAGCCGCTTCGAGCTGCTACTTACTTCTTCGCCTGAGCTGCGACGATACCCGGCTTGATAAGAGCAACGGCATCCTCAATTGAAACGCCTGTTGCGTTGGAGTAGTTCCGAACAACAAGACGGAATTGCTTCTGTGTATCCTCATCCCACGTCTGGTCAACAAACTCCGCAACGGGATCAGAAGCTTCCGAGTAGAGGATTTCATTGTCACCGAGGATAAGACGGCGAACGATATCCTTTTCGTCAGTGACCTTACGAATATCCATAAACTCAGAGAGAGTAGACGGCAGCGTATCGGGCAAAGACTCGTCCCAATTCTCGAACTGGATTTCCTGAGGATTGCGCCCGCGAGTCATTCCGAGAAATACCCGCAGACCTTTGCCTGCCTTGCCTTCATTCAGAGTCTTTTCTTTCGCTGCCATCTCCACCGCGCGAGCCTTCAGGGCTTCCTTTGCGGCTTCCTTTTCCGTCTTGGACGTTTCAGCGGCTGTCGTCATGTCGTCATTCCGTTCAATAGGGTCGGCGTAATTGCCGACTGCTAATACTCTCATACGGCTGCAACCGTGTCAACAACTAAATGCTATCCTCGAAAAGATTTCTCATCCTGTGACCTTTTCCCCCTGTTGCACGTTGGAACACGTTGGAGCATGTTGAACCAAAATGAAACGGCGTTTCGGGACGTCCGGTTTCCCCCCTAACTCCCTGCGCTTGCAGGCGTTTAGCGCGTTTCCAAACGTGTTTGCGCTGTTAGTGCCTTCCGGTGGGGGTCGGTCTTCCGGGGGGTCCGGTGGGGGTTTTCTTGTATTATTTCTTATATATTTTTATATATATTATTATATATATATATATAAATAGAGAACCCCCCGCCGGGCCTACATCTTGGGGTTGACAGCGAGGGGGGATACATGGTATAGTGGGGCAGACACGTTGACGCATGAGCAAAAGGGCGGCTAACTTGTTGACAGCAAAGGGCTTACGGCTTCCGCCCGCCCTGCCGCAACGCTCGACCGCTCCCGACAGCCGTCACCAAAATGTTCCATTGAAAATCATATGCTAACCCCAGAACAGCAAAAAGAAATATTAGACTCTATTGCTTCCAGCGGTAGAGTAGAAGAAAAGGAAATAAAGATTAATTCTAACATTAATCATGTTTTGAGCTTTAGCTCAGGTGCCGCTCGTATCCAATCAACGTTTGTTAGGAAAGCACAGCTCATCTTATCCCAACCTGCAATTCTACAATCTCTATCAAACTTTCAGATACGCTGCGCACTCTGTCATAGAGTAATCAGTTATCCAGCTTGGTATTACAATATCAAGTATTCGGTTAATCAGTTTCACTACTTCGTGTGTTTTGACAATCTCAATCCAACCAAACCAACGGCACGTTGTTATCGAAAGGTTTAAGTATGACTAAAGTAGTTAGATGGCCTGAGAATGATATTCTTGAAACAGACTTTAAAGTGGTAGATGAATTTTGGACTAAGACTAATGTAGGTCCAATTCTAACAGCTTCTCTGTTTCCATTATCAGAGTTAGATAACCTGAAAGCCTTAAAGGAGAGAATAACAGCTAAGAAGAAGGAATTATCAGACATCGAAGGCGGGATTTACAAGATTAGCCGTAACTTCAAGGGAGAATGAAATGACTCAGTTCCGTAACAATCCAACTATGAGCAACGAGAACAAAGAGGGAATGGTTAAGAGGTATGTTCATCAGCCGTTATCTGTTGAACACTACGGCTTACACGCCAAGATTCAGGAGAATGGCCGAGTATTGATTACATCGGCAGGCGTTCCGTCTACTACAAACAAAGATGAGATTGAGTATGATGAGGTAGAAATTCCTGCTTCATTGGTATTCAAGCTTGCTACACTTCTGAAGGCTACGCGAACGATTAAATTCGTTTCAGTATCAGAAGCCGCTCACTTGCCGGAAGTAACAAGAGACGAATAGGAGTTTGGTTACTATTCAGCCGCATACAAAGCGCAAGCTAAAGATACGGCTGAATAGTGACAACGTGGCAATGTCCAAGATGCTCAGAAGAATTAGGAGAATTAAATGGATGGTGTGAATATTGTAAAGTTAAAGACGGAACCATTGTATATAATCCAGATAAATATTTTGTACGGGAAATCCGAATTAGGCACATTACAGAGAGTGTCAAAATGAGTGAACAAAAAGGCTTATCGAACGAAGAATTAATTAACAGTATAGAATCTAATGAGAGAATGACTCCGCAAGAGAAATTACATGCGAAGTTGTTTTATCATGAGAGACTCTTAGTTAAAGATATGGATACTTTAACTATTAGAGCGCATAGAGAGGAATTAGCTAAGATAGCCTTTGAAGCAAGGGCTAGATTGACAGCCGTTGATGCCGAGGAAGATGATAGAAAGAAATTAAATAGAAAGGATAAGCAGCCTACTGGATTTGAACGTTCTCTGAATACAGACGATAAGACTACAGATGCTATCAACACTATTAAGAAGCGAGTAAGCAAAGCTGATAAGATGAGAGCCGGTTTAGAGCGGCTAGGTCTTAGTGCTGAGCATGTAGCAGAAGTAATGTCTGCCAGGAATATCTCTGAGCAAGTAAACAGAGCACAAAACAAAACTAAGCCTGCTGAAACAAAAGAATCAACGCCAGTATTCAATCCATTTGCTAAGAAAGAGGAGTCTAAATAATGGCTCTTACACAAATCATCAGACAAGAATGTAAAACTTGCGGAAAGATAGCAGTTGAACAATCTCGAATGAAGCTTGGTAAGACATTAATTATCAAGTTAGCTTGTGGACATATTCTTCATTCTGAGGTTCTAGCCGCTAGCGAGTCTAGTTATGAATCCATTGTGTTCTCAGATGGATGTAAGCCAAGACCTTATCAGATAGACGCTATTAAGTTTGTAGAAGAATCTGATGTGAGATGTATTATTGCTGATGAACAAGGGTTAGGTAAGACAATTGAATCATCTGGTATTCTTCGTCTACATGCTGAAAAGCTACTGCCAGCCGCTATCGTAGTCCCATCTACAGTTAAATTGCAATGGATGTTTGAAATTCATCGCATCTGCAACACAGCATCTAAGAAGATGCTCATCCAAGTCATTCAATCCGGAAAAGAATTTGCAATGCCTGGATTTGATATATACATAGTTACATACGATATGTTAAAGAAAGATGATTTGTTCACTAAGTTTCTTCCAGAAGGAACTATTAAGACTCTGATAATTGATGAGTGTCAGAGAATTAAGAATCACCTGAGTGATAGAGCTAAAGCTGTTCAGAAGCTTGGAAAGAAAACTCCACACATCATTGCAATGTCAGGAACGCCTATTAAGAATAATGCTGGTGAATATTTCACCGTTCTTAATCTGGTGAAGCCTACAATGTTTCCACACTATCAGAAGTTTATTGATAACTACTGTGATGCCTATTCAAATGGATGGGGACAGAAAGTAGGTGGTCTTAAAGACGCTGATAGATTCCATGAAGATACTAAAGATATTATCATTCGTAGAACTAAAGCTGAAGTCTTAAAAGACCTTCCATCTATTGATAGAAAGTTTCATCACGTAGAGTTAGATAGGAAGTTGAATAAAGCATATGCAGCCGCTTTACAGGAATTAGACGATTTGATGTATTCGGATGAGGGTTCATCATTTGCAGGTGGAGCCGCTAAGATAGCAATAATGCAGAAGCTTAGACACATAACAGGGATAAGCAAAACTGCTGAGTGTGTAGATTTCGTTACTGAGTTTCTCTTATCAACTGATAGAAAGATGGTAATTTTCTCACATCACCAAGATGTTATGGAGATACTTCGTTCTAATCTAGATAAGTGGTGTGCTGAAGGTGGATTTCATACTCCTCTAACTCTTCATAGTGGATTAGATGGAGATGCTAGAACTAAGCTAGTTAAAGATTTCAGAGAGAATGAGAACGCAAGAGTGATGATAGCTTCTACGTTAGCGGCTGGAGAAGGTTTGAATCTTCAGTTCTGTAGTGATGCAATCATTCTAGAGAGACAATGGAATCCAGCTAACGAAGAACAAGCTGAAGCTAGGTTTCATAGATTCGGACAGCTTAATAATGTATCTATCACGTATATGTTAGCTAGTGGAACAATAGATGAATACTTTACCGAATTGGTTGAGGTAAAGCGTTCAATCGTAGCCGCAACTCTGGATAACAAAGAAATTCAATGGGATCAGCAAAGCCTTATGAAAGAGCTAGCTGAAATTCTCGTCACACGCGGAAAGAAAGCATGGAGTCTTTAATATGAAATGGATTGATTTCGTTAAAGAGGTTGAGAAACAAGCTAAAGAGTCTAGACCTGAGATTGATTTAAAAACGATAGAGATAGCTTACATTGATATTGCTTACACGAGTAAGATCACTATAGGTTTCAATCAAGATAAACTCGTAGTATTGGAGGATTACGAATGACTACTCTTAAAGATGTTAACTTTGGAATGAATGAGTATTGCGGACCAGCCGTTCTCTCTATCTTAACTGGTGAAAGCACGGATAGATGTGCGGCTGTAATTAGTGCTGTAAGTGGTAAGCGAGAGATTAAGGCTGTAGAACGAGGACATCTCAAAGAAGCTTTTAAACGTCTTAAATTTGACGTTGAGGTGACTAATCATGGAGGTTCATCTCTCTATGGTTGTTTATTTCGTATGAGAACATTTCCAGGATTATATGTTGTATTCGTTCCTAAGCATGTAATAGCCGTTGAAGTCGCCGCTAACGAAATCTTCCTGTGTGACAATCACTCCAAGACTCCAATAGACATTAAACAATCTGCTAGATTGATGCAGAAGGTTGAAGCTGTTTGGAGAGTATTTCCTCATCCTCTTCCTAAGCTCAAAGAGACTTGGATTGCAGTAGAAAGAGAGAAATACTCTTTTGAAATTGTTAGATATAGTGACTATGAGAATGAGGAAGATAACATTAAGGAACATCTAGGAACAATTAGATTTAAGGATCAGAAAGAGCTAGAGAGTATTCTCTACAAACTTCACTCTATCTATGAGGGTGAGTTTTAATGGCTTTCAAATACGAAGAAGTCCTCTGCCCTGATTGTGGCGGAAGTATGATTTCACGTACAGGTAAGTTTGGTGTATTTTGGGGATGTAAGAAATATCCTGAATGCACAGGAACTAGGGATTCATTAGGAAGAAGTAAGGCTGATAGAGCTAAAGAAAAAGGTGAGGCGTACGAACAAGACACTAAAGATGAAACTAACAGATTTTCATTCAAGAGGACAAAATGAAACAACTAACTCAAGCAGAACTTCAAAACATCGAACACGCAACTAAAATTCTCAATGCTCATGAAGAAACAGTTGAAAGGGTAGTAAACAAGACAGAAGATCTTCTCAATACATATGGTCCAATTATGAGAACGTATGTAGATGGTATTTCTGAGATTCAACAAATCTTTACAGGAGTAGTTGTAAATATTATTAGGAGTAGTGATGAATTAAAGATTATTACTAATAATACTCAAAGGATTCACGACTTCGTATCAGCCGTTATCAAGCTTGATGCTATTCTCACTCCTTCGCTTGTAGAGAAACTCAGCAAACTCGTAAGCAAGGAATGAATCAACCAATAACCGTATCAATTCATGATAACTTTTCATTTGGTAATTACACATATTTTATTACTGTAAATGGTATGATATGGAAACGTAAGCATGGTCAAGCAGATCCAAATTTTTTAACTCAATTGAATTTGCCTGTCTTCTTAACTGATATGGCTAGAATTATTAATAAAGATCAACCAGGTGCTAATGCTGATTTTAGATATTGGGGAGCAGAATGACTATTATAATTAAATGTTACGACTGTCATCATACTAATAGAGAAGAATTAGGAATGCCAGGATTTGAATTATTAGAAACTAATTTTACTAGTTTTAGTGAGGCACATAGACATATGATGCAACACCCAGATCATTACATGGATTTCAATATTATAGAGGAGCAACACGACGATGACTAACGATGATTTCGTAGATGCTTCTATTCTTTATGTTGATTTAGCTAAGGATAATCTTGCTAATATAGCATGGAAGACAGCAGATAGAAAGATAATTCCAGTAAAAGATATGGAAGATTTACATCTTAGAAATTGTGCATTGTTTCTTATGGGAATGGGCTATCAGAAATGTATAGCTCCCGAGCCGATTCGTATCGCATGGTTAACAGTGTTTAGAATGGAATGGGCACGTAGAGAATTAGCTAAAGCAGGTGGAGGTAGAAAGTTCAGAGTCAATCCTGAAAGATTTATTAGGGATGGAGAGTTGCTAAATGACTGACATAATCCCATCTGCAAAAGCTTCTATCGTATTAGATGCTAGTAAGATAGACTTGTTTGAAACTTGTCCTGCCAGATATAATTTTCGTCATAATCACAATAGAACTCTTCCCCTTATACACAAAGCTAAAGCATTAGATTTAGGTTCGTTAGCACATAATGGATTGGAAGTCTATTACAAGATGCTAGCAGAAGGAATAAGTTATAACGATAGAATGCAATCTTGCTTAATGAAGATTAGAGAGCTTAGTTCTAATCCTGATGAATCGAACTCAGAGCCTGAAGAAGTTCAAACTCTAATGAACGCAGTTGAACAGAGCTGTGATTATTGGAGAGCTGAAGATGAGAACTGTTTAGAGATTCTAGCCGTTGAATCCCCATTTGCATACGTTCTTTTCGAGGATGATGATATTCGAATAATCATAAGCGGAAAGATAGATTTGCTGGTAAATTTCTCTGGTATTGGTAGAGCTGCTAGTTATCAACGGCTGCCAATTGATCACAAAACGTTCTCTAGAGATAGCATGTTGTTAAGAAAGAGCAATCAATTTATCAATTATTGTAATGCAGTAGAATCTAACTATCTAGTCGTTAATCGTATTGGATTACAGAAGACTGTAAAAGCAGAGGATAAGTTCAAGCGTATTCCTCTAAGTTATGATCCAGTTTATATTGCTAGCTGGAGAACTAACCTAACAGCTATGATTCTTAATGAATATTTAGGAGCTGTAGCAAACGAAGTTTGGGTTGAGAAACCAACAAGCTGTAACAAATTCAATCGTCTTTGTGAATATTATGCTATTTGTGATTCCAGCGGAGAAGATGTGAAGGCAGCAAAGTTGGAAGATCAATATGTTATTGTTCCTGAATGGGATGTCACAAAAGGGCTAACGAATGACTAATCATGATAGATTAAATGGATCGCTTGATAAAATAATAGAAACTACTGAAAGTTCAAATATTAGAATCCTAGCAACTAGAATGAGAAATGATGAAGATTTTGCAGTATCAGCATTAGCATTCTTTACTATTTTGTGTACTATTGATCCTTTTATTCTTGATACAATAAATAAAAGAGTATTGAGAACAATGTTGAAGAATTTATTAGATGATTAAGTTCTTAGCAACAAACGTTGAGACTGGTAGAACTATATTAGGTATCATTCTTACTGAGGAGAATATAAAATATTTGAAAGATGATAAACCAGTTCACTTTGATGTAGAAGAAATGCCAGGAATAAAACAGATTGTATGTGAAGAAATAATGATTATGTATTATCCAACTATGGAGATAGCAATAGCAAATTTAATTGAACTAGGTTATATACCTCCTAGTTCTAAACTTACAGTTGTAAAGAAACAAACACATTGAAACTTCATCTCCTGTTGCCGTTGTGTACGTATGAAAGTGGTACGAGTCAACAGTAGTGCGCAGGAGATGAATAGAGGAAGAATGTTCTCAGTATGTGTCCCTCAATGGCGACCTTCTAGACATTCTTCCTCGTCTCTTTTTAGCCACAGTGTTGGAACTGGTATACAAAACTGACTTAAAATCAGTCACCCGAAAGGGATTGAGAGTTCGAATCTCTCCTGTGGCACTAACATGATCATTGTCAGAACTAGATATTCAAAGCTTCCATTTAAATACAAAGGGAATATAACTATTTATTTTAATGATTCTGGTATATTTATATCTGCTAGTTGGATTGAGGATGGAGTATGGGATGCTCATGTAGTTGATTTATTTTTCTACGATGATATTGTTTCAATCGAGGGCATTGAGGAGAAAAGTGGCTAAGACAGAGCAACACATTCACAGATTTAAAAAGATTAAGTATAAGAGTGGTAATCAGGTATTCTTCTGTGCTCTTCCTGATTGTAATAAGAAACTTTCTGTACAACTTGCACTCGGAAAACGTTCTATTTGCTGGCGTTGCTCAGAACCATTCATAATGAGTGAATACAGTTTGAGATTATCTAAACCTCATTGTGAAGCTTGTCACAAGAGTAAGAAAGAAGTAGATATCAGCTTCCTGCCACAACCTTTAGAAATGTCATTATCAGATCGTCTTAGTCAAACAATACAACAAGCTCTTCCAGAAGAGGATGAGTTGTAAGATTAGGAGAAAAACATGGAAAAAGATAGATACTCAGAAGACGCACAAATTAAGAAAGATTATGTTAGAGATAATGATGCACGTATAAGAATGGATACCGAAAAAGAATATGCTGCTAAGGAAGAAATGCCTTATGCAGGACCGTATCTTAATCAAACTACTGATTCTGCACAACCTTTAGAAACGATCGAACAAGAGAAGAATCGTTTGACACGTCAATTAAATGAAACTATTGACTATAATGAAACTGTAATTAGAACATTACATGAAATGCTTCATCGAACTGTAATTTATCAGAATAAATCGCGTGTTTTGTTAGAAGCTCTTCATAATAATTCGCGTAATCAATTATTCAATTTAAATCAATTGCGTGAACATCTGAAATGAATGATATAGTAGGAGGTAAGATATTTTCAACAATTAAAAGTGATCCTGGAGTTGTTCCAGATTTATCATTTTGTTTATATTGTAGAGTTAGTCAAAACAAACATGAGGTTGATGGTAAATTTTCACATAGAGATATAGATTATAGAATTCCATTAAATTGTATTAGTGGAGATGCAATTAAACAGTGTCCAGCTTGTAAAACAGTCTACATTCTCAGAGATCCAACAGAATGAAAGCTTCTAATCTTTCAGCAGGTGGAACATATAGCTTCTTATTTAAAGGTCCATTTGGTTTTGGAAAGACTCTAGCCGCTGCTTCGTTTGCAATTGAAGGACCTGTATATCTATCGTATTGGGATAAGAAATCTCCTATTGAGTTAGCTACATTTTTCACAGAGAAGCGTTTCGGGAGTCTAGCTAAGAAGATTCTCAATAACATAGAATATGATGTATACGATGCATCCAATGCAGGAGATTATCTTAATAAGGTTATTGACTTAGTGAATGATTGCAGATACTTTGCTATAGTGAATGATAGCTTGACGTTTATGACATCAGGAGCCGTTAACTGGTCCCTTAACTTTGGTAAAGATAAGCGAATAATGAAGAAGATGAAAGACGTTATTCCAGACTTTGATGAATACAAGGTTGAGACATCTCTCGTGTCACAATGCATAGATTTGAGTAAAAGACTCCCTTGTCATGTTATCTGGACTGCGCATCCCCTGAATGGAATTAGTGTTTCAGGAAGTGGAAGTTCTATTAAAGTAGCTAAAGTTAATCCTATAGTTTCCTACGGTTCTAAGGTTGCTAGTATGGTTCCCGGCTCGTTCACTGAAATATATCACTTCTCTCAGCAATCAGATTATTCTTCTGGTGCTACATCTAAGAAATATCTAGTTTCTACAGAAGCCATTGGAGATGAATTTGCGAAGTCTCCATTACTTGGCGACTATGTAAAAGAATTTGATATTACTGATAAATTATTCTATAATGTATGGAAGGAATTATTAGATAAGAGTAGAGGTATTGAACCTAAAGAAGAAGTTATTGTTCCAGGTAACGTTGGAGATTTGGCAAACCCATTCCAAGAGAAGAAGTGGTAAATGACAGAAGATTCTCCATATCCAGCAAGTGAAGCTTATGAAAATAAATCTCTAAATGAAATTGCTCAATCTAGCAGAATACGTAATCCTCCAGTTAGAGTGATAGTTACACAGCAAATAGCAGATTTAAAAAAAGAGATTAAAGCTCGTGAAGATTTGCTAGCTGCGTTAGATGCTCAGCCTGGAGTAGAAGATGTATTAGATAAGATGCGTAAACTTCACATCTAAAACAAACAAACAGGAAAAACAAAACAATGAGACAGATACTCACTCCGGACGATCTCAAAGCTGGCGAACTCGTAGATGTTGGCTGGCATCCTATGGAAGTAGTTGATTATGAAGAGAAAGAAGCCTCTGATGAAGCTAAGAATCCTGGTAGCACTAACTGCATTTGGACGTTTAAGATTATTGATGGACCTAGCAAGGGTATCACTGTAAATAAGCTGATTAACGAATCTCCTAAGTCATTAGGATTCAATAAGGCTCTCTGGAATACGTTTGGATTCCCAAAGGTGCCGCACCCGAATGGTGAGTTTGGATATGATCTTAGCTCTGATTTATTCAAGAAGACTTTAGGATTTAAGCTTATGGGTTATGTTAAGCGTGGTAAGAGCAGCCCCCAGTATGGTGGTAAAGAGTTTAATTCTATTGAAGACTTTAAGCCAATGGGCTAGGTGACTGGTAAATACGAGGGTAAAATTACTGCTAACGATTTAGATAGAATAGAGCGTGATTTCACATATCATCCACCTAAAGAAGATCAACAGGAAAGATATGTGTATATCCGTGATACTGCTAAAGATTTAGCCTTCCTAATTTTAGAAAATACTCCAGTATCTAGAGAACAATCCTTAGCGATAACTAACTTAGAACAAGCTATTTTCTGGGCTAATGCTGCTATAGCTCGTAACGAATAGCTCTAAGCTGGGATGCTCTCGAATATAGTGAATAAGAGAGGTTAGGAGCCTAATCAACTCCTTTCTGCCCACATCCCAGCACTTTTCTGGAGATTCTTTTGAGTAAAGAGCAGCCAAAATTTATTAAGAAAGCAAAAGAGACTTATGCTTATCATAGAGATAAGTTAGTATCAGAAGAGAAATGGACTACAGTTCAAACAGCTAAAGCTCTTAGACGTTCTATAGGAAGTATTAGTGAAGATTTATTAATAGCACGTTGGTGCCGCACTCACGAGAAACAACTAGAAAACTTCCTATTTACATATGAAGCTCTTGATTGGATAAGAGAGAAGATAGCAGAACAGAAGAAAGAAGAGATCGAGTAATGGAAAAAGATAAATGTGAACATGAATGGGTAACAAAATCATATGCTTATAATTTTTTAGTATGTGATAAGTGTGATG